AGAAGAAAACTAAGAAGGAGGAACTCCAAATGACAGTTGATGAAGCAGTAAGGCTCCCATCAGAATTCGGTCACATCGTTCAAGTTGGTGTGCAATGGCGGGGTAAGATGTATAACATTAGGATGTTTTTCCCACAGGCAAAGATGCCAACAAGAAATGATGTTCAAGATGAGATTATAAAAGTATATCCTGGTGGTAAAGTTGTTTACTTCCAAAGGGATGAACTTCCAAGTAATGAAGCACAATTTGATAATGATAGGAATCCTCTTATAAAAGTTCAAAAAGAATCTAAAGAATGTGGTTGTGATACACATGAATCCCATGCAAAATGTGACGATGACTGTGATTGCGATCCAGTAACAGAAGCAAAGGCTAAGTATGACAATACAAAGTCACCTGATTATGCAAAGAAGAAGGCTGCTCTTGCTAAAAAGCATGGTGGATATGACAAGATCAAAGGACATCCTCAGTATGAAGAGAAGAAGTCTTTAAAAAGTTTTATGGGTGAAGGTAAAATTGCTGATGCCATGAGAGCAAACCTTGAAAGGTTGAAGGCAAGTGATGAGAAGTCACAAAAGAATCTCGAAAAATTCTTAAAGGCTACTAAAAAAGTTCGTGATGACGAGAAGAAAGCACAAGACAGTGCTTAATAAATAGAACTACGGGACACTAAAAAATCATGATCACTTTAATTAAAGGAACTCAAGCAGCATGTGGCACTGATGCAGCAGGTGCATCTCTCTTCGGTGGTGCTTCAGCAGTTCGTCTTGTCAATACTACTTCTACTGCTAGAGTAATAACCGTCATTGATTCTGTTGGAGGATCTACAACAATTGGAACCTTTACAATGCTAGGTAATACAACTGAAATTGTTGGAAAAAAATCAACTGAGGCAATTTATGCAGCAGATGCTAGTGTTTTAGGTGCTGCTGTAGGATTTGCAAACTAATTAGATGGCTGTTGATCATTATCTTGGTAATCCCTTATTAAAAAAGGCAAATACTACTCAGGAGTTTACTGAGGAGCAAGTCCTTGAGTTTTCTAGATGTATAGATGATCCGATATATTTTGCGAAGAATTATATAAACATTGTTACCCTAGACTACGGTTTAAAGCAATTTGAACCGTATTCTTTTCAGGAGCAAATGTTAGATCGGTTCCATAATAACCGTTTTAACATCTGTAAATTACCCAGACAGTCAGGTAAGTCAACTATTGTTGTGTCTTATCTGCTGTATTATGCTATTTTTAATGATAATGTAAATATAGCGATCCTTGCTAACAAAGCATCAACTGCTAAGGATCTTTTAGATAGACTTCAAACTGCATATGAGAATTTGCCAAGATGGTTGCAGCAAGGAGTTTTAACTTGGAACAAAGCATCTCTTGAATTAGAGAACGGTTCTAAAATTATTGCTGCATCTACATCTGCGTCTGCAGTTCGTGGTGGATCTTACAACATTATATTCTTAGACGAATTTGCGTTCGTTCAAAACCATATTGCCGATCAGTTCTTTAGTTCGGTTTATCCTACTATCTCATCTGGTAAAAATACCAAGGTTATAATTGTTTCTACCCCTCACGGGATGAATCACTTCTATAAACTTTGGCATGATGCTGAACGTAAGAAGAATGAGTATATACCAACTGAGGTTAATTGGTGGGATGTTCCAGGTAGAGATGAAGCATGGAAGTTACAAACAATTGCCAATACTTCTGAACAACAGTTTAAGGTTGAGTTTGAGTGTGAATTCTTAGGATCTGTCGATACCCTTATATCACCATCAAAATTAAGAACTTTAGTATATGAACAACCACAATTAAGTAATAGAGGTTTAGATGTATATTATGGTGTTGAAACTGATCATAATTATGTTGTTACTGTTGATGTTGCTCGTGGTGTGGGTAACGACTATTCTGCATTTACTGTTATTGACATAACAACCTTCCCACATCAATTAGTGGCAAAGTATAGGAATAATGAGATTAAACCTATGCTATTCCCTTCAATTATTTGTGATGTTGCTAAGAATTATAATAATGCTTACATTTTATGTGAAGTAAATGATGTGGGGGATCAAGTTGCATCTATTCTTAATTATGACTTGGAATATGAAAATGTTCTCATGTGTTCTATGAGAGGTAGAGCAGGTCAAGTTGTTGGTCAGGGATTCTCTGGTAAAAAGACTCAACTTGGAGTCAAAATGTCTAAGACTGTTAAAAAGGTTGGATGTTTAAACTTAAAAACTTTAATTGAATCGGATAAGATAATATTCAAAGATTATGAAATTATTGCTGAATTAACAACCTTTATTCAAAAAAGTAATTCATTTGAAGCAGAAGACGGATGTAATGATGACCTTGCAATGTGTCTGGTCATATATGCATGGTTAGTTGAGCAGGATTATTTTAAAGAGATAACTGATCAGGATGTTCGTAGAAGACTTTACGAAGAACAAAAAAATCAGATAGAGCAGGATATGGCTCCATTTGGATTTATTGAGAATGGTCTCGATGAAGAAAGTTTTGTTGATAATACTGGAGACAGGTGGTATACAGATGAGTATGGAGACATGGCTTACATGTGGGAGTATAGGTAGTAAGCTATTCTAAAGTTATATTTTAATAAATATCTCTAGAACAAAACTGAGAATTTTTGGAGACATAGAACATGGCAACTCCTCAATTATCTCCTGGTGTACTAACTAGAGAAGTTGACTTAACCGTCGGTAGAGCGGAAAACGTTCTTGACAATATTGGAGGTATCGCAGGACCTTTTGAAATTGGACCTGTATCAGAACCTATTAATATTGCCACAGAGCAAGATTTAATCAGTACATTTGGAAAGCCCTACGACAACGATGCTCAATATGAGTACTGGATGTCAGCATCGCAGTACCTCTCTTACGGTGGTGTACTCAAAGTAATTAGATCAGACGATGATAACCTAGCAAACGGTAACGTTGGTGTTGGTACTTCATCTGTCGCAAGTACAAAGATCAAAAACTTTGACGACTATAACACAAATTATTTGGATTCAGCAGCAAACTTCTACTATGCTGCTAAAAACCCAGGTACATGGAGTAATGGAGTAAAAGTTTGTTATATTGACGATATGGCAGACCAAGTTATTGGTATTGCTACAACGTCAGTTGCCAATATGGGTGCTCAGGTTGGTTACGGTATAACGGTTGATATATCGGGTCAAGTCATTCCAGGAGCAGGTTCTACCTCAGTTTTTGCAGGATATCTAAAAGGAATTATTACAGAGGTCGTTAATGCACCAGATACTGGAACCAGTATTCTGAACATTAAGGTTCGATCTCGTGTCTCTACTGGTGGTACACAGCCAGGATTGGAGACTCCAGTAACGTATGCTGAAGGAAGTCAATACGCATCGTTCCTGAAAGATCAAAGATTAACTATTCTTGACTCTGACGGTGACGTTGTATCACCTGAAGACTCTATAGAAACTATTGGTATTACTACCTTCAGTCAGATTCAGGGTCAGCAAGACCAGACTTATACTGGAGTTGGTGGTACAACTGGTGGCGGTGGTGCTGGAGCAACATTCGATATTGTACGTAACAGTACAGATGGTGGAGTAGCATCTGCAACTATAAACAATGCTGGTGTTGGATATACGGTTGGAGATACCGTATCTATCGCTGGTACATCAGTAGGTGGTTATGATTTAAGTCAAGGTACGATCAACACAGTTGGTTTAACCACATTTACAACAGTTCCATCTGCTTCAAGTGGTACTTACACTAACCTAACAGGTACAAGTGCTGAAGGTACTGGAGCAGTCTTTACCATCTTCAGAGATGCAAGTGGTGGTATTGGAACCGTCTCATTAACAAGTCCTGGATCTGCATATGGTGTTGGTACAACGATCACCGTTAGTGGAGCAGGTATTGGTGGTACAGCAATTACGGATGACGTAAAATTAAGCGTATCTGCATTAAGGAATGATGAAGTTGTACTTACTTGTTCAACAACCAATTCCAGAGTTCTGGTTGCTGGTGTTGATGACTGGTACAATTCAAGAACATTAGGACTAGACAACGCAACAGTCTTCTGGCGTAGTATCGCACCTAAACCTGGAACATCAAATTATGTTAGTAAGCGTGGTGGTCGAAATGATGAGATGCACGTCGTTGTTGTTGATGACTCTGGTTCATTAACAGGAATTCAAGGTAACATCCTTGAGAAGCATTTAAGTCTGTCTAAAGCAACAGACGCTGTATCTGAGGCAAATGCACCTACGAAGATATGGTATAAGTCTTATCTTGCTAACTACTCTGACTACATTTACGCTGGATCTAACCAGAGTACTGCTAACGATACTTATCATCAAACATACCCAACTGGTACGTATTTTGATACTGGATCTCAGATCTATGGTACAGACACAACTGTATGGTATGCACTACAACAGTCCAGGACTACTTGGGATGTACCAGCAAAATCTTCAACATTCAGTTCAATTGGTGCTCATACTTATTCACTCGCTGCTGGACAAAATTATACAAGCGGTGGTGGACTTAAAGCAGAATTGGGAGATCTAATTGCTGCTTACAACCTCTTCGATAATAAAGATGAGGTTCAAGTAGATTATCTATTGATGGGACCATCATGCGATAATCTGTCACAGTCTCAAGCAAAAGCAAATAAACTTATTTCTGTTGCTGATTCTAGGAAGGACTGTGTTGCATGTTTATCACCACATAAAGGTACAGTAGTTAACATTACTGATCCTATTGTTCAGACTGCAAATGTTGTTGAGTTCTTCGGACCTCTTACATCTTCATCTTATGCAATCTTTGATAGTGGTTATAAGTACACTTACGACAGGTTCAATAACAAGTTCCGTTATCTTCCATGCAACCCAGACATTGCTGGATTGATGTGTCGTACTAACTTAGTTGCATATCCTTGGTTCTCACCTGCTGGACAGCAAAGAGGTAATATAAAGAATGCTATTAAACTAGCATACAACCCAACGAAAGCACAAAGAGACATTCTTTACTCAAATAGAATCAACTCAATCATCAACACTCCTGGAACAGGAATCATCCTATTTGGTGATAAAACTGCACTATCATATGCTTCAGCATTCGATAGGATCAACGTTCGTCGTCTGTTCCTAACGGTTGAGCAAGCATTAGAGAAGGCAGCACAAGCACAACTCTTTGAGTTTAACGATCAGATTACGAGGGCAAACTTCGTTAACATCGTTGAACCATATCTACGAGATGTTCAATCGAAGCGAGGTATCTATGATTACCTTGTAATTTGTGATGAGACAAATAACACTCCAGATATTATTGACAACAATGAGTTCCGTGCAGACATCTTCCTGAAGCCTGCGAAGTCGATTAACTACATCACACTGACCTTCGTTGCTACCCGTACTGGTGTTAGCTTTGAAGAAGTCGCTGGTAGAGTTTAACCCACTGGATGATTAAATAAAAAGGAGGATCAAAACCAATGGCAAGAGAAATTCGCTCAATCACCGACTTTAAGGCAAAACTTTTAGGCGGTGCAGCAAGACCAAATTTATTTGAAGTATCAATTCCCACGTTCCCATCTGCTGGAAGCATCGGATGGGATGACGATACATTCAGTTTTTTATGTAAGGCAGCAGCATTACCTGCTTCCAACATTGCTCAAATTGACGTACCATTCCGAGGTCGTATTTTAAAGGTTGCTGGAGACAGAACCTTCGATACATGGACTGTTACAGTCATTAACGATGAGGACTTTAAATTAAGAACTTCATTTGAGCAGTGGATGAATCAGATGAGTAAGTTGGATAATGCAACTGGTGCAACCAACCCATCATCCTATATGACAGATGCTTATGTTTATCAGTTAGGTAGAGGACAACAGAAGTTCTCCACTGAGAATACTGATGCAGATAGTTCTGTTCCATTAAGGACATATAGGTTCTACGACATCTTCCCAACGAATGTATCTCAGATAGATCTTTCATACGATACTTCTGACACAATCGAAGAATATACCGTTGAATTCCAAGTACAATACTGGCAAGCTGAGGCATCTGACCAGACTGGCACTGCTGTAGGCTAATAAATACTGACATACTGTGGTATAATAAATAATACCAACAGAAGTATTAGATAGTTGTAATGGCCAAGTTGTTTGGATTCTCTATAGAGGATAACGAAAAAAAATCCCCTGGTGTAGTATCCCCCATACCTCAATCAAACGAGGATGGGGTTGATCACTATTTGACCAGTGGATTTTTTGGTTCTTATGTAGATATTGAAGGTGTATATAAGACTGAATATGATCTCATTAAGAGATATAGAGAGATGGCACTTCACCCAGAGTGTGATGGTGCTATTGAAGATATTGTAAACGAAGCAATAGTTAGTGATTTAAATGATAGTCCTGTTCAGATAGACTTAGATAATTTAAATGCTGGAGATAGTTTAAAGAAAAAGATTAGAGAAGAATTTAAAACTATATTAGAACTTCTAGACTTCGATAAGAAATCACATGAGATTTATAGAAATTGGTATGTTGATGGAAGATTATATTACCATAAAGTAATTGACTTAAAAAATCCTCATGATGGAATTCAAGAGTTGAGGTATATTGATGCATTGAAGATGCGTTATGTTCGTGAATCAATTACTAAAAAGGATAAGAATGGTGGAGTTCAGAGTAATGATGGACGTGAAAATCCTATGGATTCTCCATTCCCAAATATTAAAGAGTATTTTGTATATAATCCAAAACAACAAGTAGCACCTTATGGTGGTCAACCAGGTAAAGGGTCTGGTGGTGGAGTTAAATTTGCAAAAGATGCAATTACATACTGTACTTCTGGATTAGTTGATAGGAATAAAGGAACAACATTATCGTATCTACACAAAGCAATTAAGTCTCTTAATCAACTTAGGATGATTGAGGATTCTCTCGTTATCTATAGATTATCAAGAGCACCTGAAAGAAGAATATTCTATATTGATGTTGGTAATCTTCCTAAGATGAAGGCAGAGCAATACCTACGTGATGTTATGATGCGTTATCGTAACAAGTTGGTATATGATGCCAGCACTGGTGAGATCCGTGATGATAAGAAGTTTATGTCCATGTTGGAGGACTTCTGGTTACCACGTAGAGAAGGTGGTAGAGGAACTGAGATTACTACTTTACCAGGTGGACAAAACTTAGGTGAACTATCAGATATTAAATACTTCCAAAGCAAGTTATATAGATCATTAAACGTACCTGAGTCAAGACAGGGTGGTGAAGGTGGTTTTAACCTTGGAAGGTCTTCAGAGATCCTTAGAGATGAACTTAAGTTTACTAAGTTTGTAGGTAGACTACGTAAGAGATTCTCAAGAATGTTCAACGATATGTTGAAGACTCAATGCTTACTTAAGAACTTAGTATCCCCTGAAGATTGGGAGAAGATGGAAGAGCATATTCAATATGACTTCTTATATGATAATCACTTCTCTGAACTGAAGGAAGCAGAACTAATGACAGAGAGATTGAACATTGCTGCTACTGCAGAACCTTATGTTGGTAAGTACTACTCACAAGATTGGGTTCGTCGTAAGATTATTCGTCAGACTGATGAAGAGATAATCGAACAGGATAAGCAGATTGCAAAAGAGATAGAACAGGGTATAATACCAGACCCAATGGCTCCTATTGATCCTGAGACAGGATTACCAATGGAACCTATGGGAGGTATGTCACCAGATAATACTAATGGAGCATCTGGTAAAGTACCCTTAGATCCTGAAGCACCAACACTTACTTAATTATGATAGCACTACCTAATTGGTTTTCTTTTATGACCAAATCACATGAAGAAGAAGATAGTACAACTTGGTTGAATCGTGTAATTAACGAATTGGCAAATCCATTGGATTCTATGCCAATAGCAACCAATGATAATAAGTATGCACCACCTGAACGTAGAGCGGAGTTAGACGCTGAAATGCTTGCAATGAATGCAGTTCAAGAAGAAACTCCAATAGAAGAGGAAACTACTCCATCGTGGTTTAATACTGATCAAGAAGACGGATTGGATTATGAAGGTCCAACTGAAGAGAAAGAAGAAACAATTCATGAGAAGATGTATCAAATTGCAACTTCTAAGTACAATCCATTCTCTGTAGGTGGATCAGAAAATATTCAAGATTTTGATGAGCGTCTAGGGGGTTCGGAAAATAGATTATCATAGGTTTTTAAATATACCTGATTATCTTCCAAACATAGACGTATCAAAATATAAAACTAAAGGTATGGGATGGTTGCAGTTCCATAAGCAACTACAATTTGAAGATTTAGGTAATGATAAAATTCTCCCGTGGTTGAATAGCATGGGATATAGTTCTCATTGGATAGAGTTCTTTTATACTCCTCCACATGAGGACGGTATTGTGCATTCTGATAATATTGGTGATTGGCCTTGGGCAAAAATAGTATATCAAATAGGTGCTAAAGGAAGTACTATGAGATGGTGGTCTTCAGATAAAGCATTTGAAGTTAGTACTACAGATCCAAGAGCAGGTGGCGATAGAACAGATGACCATTATCATGGCAAAGTATTAGTTGCCAGACCAGAGGAATCCACTATTGAACATGAAGTGGAAGTTGGTACTTCTAGTCTTATTAATGTTGGTCCTCTACATAGTTCTCATAACCCTACAGATGACAAGAGATTTACTATTACTATTGCTTTAATTGACAAGAATAAGGATTATGAACACAGAATTCTTTGGGATGAGGCAATAGAATCATTTAAGCCGTACATAGTTGCTTCATCTGATTCTTAAGTAGACCTTTGCGTCTTAATATGAATACCTCATGTGGGTTATTCTTATCAAAGTTTTTAAAATCAGTATCAATAAGATAATCAATTTGTTTATCTTCCCATGTGTCTAAGTCATAATTTGATCTAAATGCATGGGGATATGTTATGTTCTCATCAAATATAAAACATCTTTGTGCATGGAATATATTGGGATCTATTGGATAGTTTATATCAGTCCACTCTTCAATCATAGGTGCTTGGGATATAAGCATATCCTCTATCTCTGAGAAGATGTATTCTTTATTATTAAACATGAAGGCAAAACTTCCTGCATGTAGTGTATGACCGTGCTTACCTTTATCTAATATTTTTCCAGTTTTCATGTAATGATTAACTGAAGTGAAGATCTCTCTATAATGATCTCCTAGCATTCCTTTATTCTCTTTTACATAATTAAACAAGCAATCATAGAATCTTCTATATGATATGCCTAATTTATTATAAAAATATTTTGCTATTACTTGAGTATAACCAGCAATATGGAATTGAACAATTAACCAACCATACATGTATGCTTCGATCAATTCGTCATTGCTCATTGTATTCGTCTCAGAGATGAGTTCAATGATCTCTACCACACCATCATAATCTTTGTCATTACCAAAGGAAACATAGTCTTCTGACTTAATTGTTTTTATTCCATGTAATTCTCTTGATAATTTACTATTAAGTTGAGTATTACCGAACATTTGACAGAACCATACATCTATTGATTCATGTTGACCACACTCAAGAACTTTTGAGAACCCTTCTTTCCAAGAATCTAAAGTCTCTTCTGGTAAACCTAGAATAAATTCTGTATATGTTTTAACTCCATATTCTTTACTTTTTTCTATCTGCTCAGATATTTTATTAACCTTCATATTCTGCCTTTTAATTGCTTTAAGTGTAGGTTGGTTCATACTCTGAACACTTATAGTAACTCCTCTACTAATATCACCAACTATCTTAGCGATCTCAAAAACAACTTCTGTAGAGTTCTTAGAGTACTGAATATTGATTGCTTCTAATTTACCTTTATCTGCTGCTGCTCTAAACAACTTTGCAATCTCAACATCTCTATCTCTAAAGATACCAAAGTTAGCATCAGCATTAAAAATGAATCCAACATTATGATTACCTGCCCATTCAATGTCTTGTTTGACTCGTTCGAGGTCAAACTTTTTAATTTTCTGATATGTCATTCCACCCCAATCACAGTAAGTACACATATGTGGACAACCACGATTAGTCTCCATAGTCATAGCCCACATGACATTAGGATTATTCTGAATGATATCATCAAAAAGACCAATCTGATAAGGACTAGGGAAGTCCAATACTTCAATTCGTTCTTTAGTATAGAGTCTTTCAATGCTTTCATTATTTTGAATTTTTCTTAAAAGATCACAGAATGATTCTTCACCTTCAGAGATGATAATGGTGTCTATAAAGTCATACTCAAGTAAATGTTTTGTTCCTTGAGGTCCACCAAATTCAATAATACACTCTGGATACTTCTCTTTGATTAATTTTGCTACATGTAAATTATAGCGTTCATTCCAAATATAACAACTAAAAGCACATACTACTGGATTATCTAAACGATCTAATATATCCTGTGGATCTTCTCTTCTGAATATAAATTCTTTTAATTCAAAGTTATCTGTAATATCTTTAAACTGACTACAGTAACTCCATAGACATCCTACACTATAGGGCAACCAGTAGGTGTCTTCTTTTCTTATTTCCACAGCATACTGTGGTTGGAACATGTAGACGTTCTTCATGTTTTTATTAGTTTGTTTTTTAAAAGATTCTTTCTTTTAAGAACCCATATATCATCACGTTCTTCTTCACTCCTAGGATTATCTATAATATAAAACTGTTCATCGTGTTTGACTGTGAATGGATATTTTGCTTTGGGATCATAAACAGTTTTTTGTTGTAGGTCAAATAATGATTTAGATACAGGTAAAATAGATTTTACAAAATCAAATACTTCAGTCTTATTATTCCAGAATAAATCAAAGTCGGTTCCCATACTTAATTCTAAAAGATGACCTTTATCTTTATCAGATATTAACTGACCCGTAGTTAGGTAAGTGGTAACTCTTTTTTTAATTTCCTTAAAATGGTTTCCGAATAAACCAGTGTCATTCTTTAAACATTCAAACATATTATCATAATACTCTCTATATGATAAATCAGAGTATTCAGATAAGATATGTGTAAATCCATTAATATGGAACATTATAACCATCCAAGCATATAGATACGATTCGATCATATCCTCAGTTGTCATGCTATTTGTTTGGTTTACGATCTCAACTATTTCTTTAATAGAGTCTTCTTTATTGGTGAATGAGACATAATCTGTAGCATTAACAACTTTAATACCATACTTTTCTCTATTAAGATTTAATTCTGTGTTACCAAATACCTGACAAAACCATATGTCAATACTATCTTGACCAGCATCAAGTAACTCGCATAATCCAGTTTTCCATGATTCCACTGTCTCTTCAGGAAGACCAAGAATCATTTCCGTATATACATTAACACCTTTCTCTCTTGCCTTTCTAACAAATTCTTTTGCTTTTTCTTTTGTATTGTTCTGTCTTTTAATTGCTTTTAGAGTTGGTGAGTTCATACTCTGAACACTCATAGTCACTCCTCTTCTATCATATGGACCTAATGCTTTACTAATATCAAAGATAACATCAGTAGAATTTTTAGTGTATTGTACTGTGAGATCATCTATAATTGCTAATGGATGATCTGCTGCCTTTCTAAGCATCCTTGCAATTAACAAATCTCTGTCTTTAAATATTCCAAAGTTTGCATCTGCCATCATTAAGAATCCTACTTTATGAGTAGACATCCATTTAATATCTTCTTCTACTTGAGTAAGATCAAACTTTTTAATTTTATCCATCCATGTACCCCAGTCACAAAAAGTACAATGATGAGGACATCCTCTAGTAGATTCTACTAATGTAGCCCAGTGGTAGTTGGGATTATCTCTTACAATTTTATCTAATACTCCAGAACTATATGGACTCTCGTATGTAACTTCTTTTATTTGTTCTCTCTCGTAAATCTCTTGTATCTTAGAACCATTTTTAATTCTATTGAGAACATCAACAATAGGTTTTTCACCTTCTCCTAATACAACACAATCAATAAAATCATTCTCTATTAAACCTCTAGTTGCTTGAGGTCCACCAAATTCAATAATACAATCTGGAAATTTATTTTTAATTAGATTAGCAAGATATAGGTTATATTGCTCATTCCAAATGTATGTACTGAATACACATAATGCTGGGTTGTTTATTCTATTTAAAATTTTATAAGGATCTTCTCTCTTAAATATTATCTCACCCAATTCAAAACCTTCTACACGTTTAGATGCATAACTCCATAGGCATCCAGCAGCATATGGTAACCAATAGTTCTCTATGCCTTTTATGAATATTGCATGTTGTGGTTGGAAAAGATATACCCTATTCACATCTTTATTTGCCCTTGTTGGTATTTATTGCTAAATAGTTTAGCAAATTACTTGATAAAAGACAATGGATGAACTTTTAGATATGGTTGTAAATGATGCATCTGCGTCTGATATTACCGATAAAATCAAAGATATTTTATACACAAAATCTTCTGAGAGAATTGATGGAATGAAGCCTTCTGTACATGATTCAGCGTTTGCTCCACAAGCAGAAGAATCTCCTGAATCAGAAGAATAGTATAAATATATAATAAAGTGTTTTTTTGGTACAATGAAACTCATAAGAGAAGAGATTGAAAAGGTAGAAATGATCACCGAAACTGTCGGTGGTAAGAAAAATCTTTTCATTAAAGGTGTCTTCCTCCAGAGTGAAATGGTAAACCGTAATGGTCGGTTATATCCAATGAAGATTATGGAGAAAGAGGTTGGCAGGTATACTAAGGATTACGTTACTAAAGGACGTGCTCTTGGTGAATTGGGTCATCCCGATGGTCCTACCGTAAACCTCGATAGAGTTTCACACAAAATTACAGAATTGAAGCAAGAAGGCAACAACTTTGTTGGTAAGGCACAGATTCTATCTACCCCTATGGGTAAGATAACTGAGTCTCTTTTAAAGGACGGTGTAACACTAGGAGTATCTTCTAGGGGTATTGGTTCTCTAAGAGATTCTCCTAAGGGATACAAGGAAGTTGGAGAAGACTTCATGTTAGCAACTGCTGCTGACATTGTTGCTGACCCATCTGCACCTGATGCATTTGTTCAAGGCATCATGGAAGGTAAGGAATGGTATTGGGATAATGGTGCTTTACTTGAACGAGCAGCACACGAGACACGCAACCGAATTGAACGTGCGGTAGTCTCTAGAGATCTTGAAGAGAAGAAACTTGGACTATTCCAAAACTTCCTCAACACATTATAGTTAATATAACTTAAATTTCTAATTTAATAAATAAATATAGATTTCTACACAGCAAATCGGAGAAACTTCAAATGTCTAGTGACAAAAATTTACAGGAAATGGAAGCGGGCACTAAGCAATCCAACACTGCCGTGAATGCGAAAGCAGGAGCAGGGGATGCAATGCCCAAGTTAACTACAGGTGGAACGCCTCAAACTTGGGAAGATCTTGGTGGACCAGATCCTACAAACTACAAGCCAGATGACAATTCAGCAGCTCTGAAGACACCTGGTTCTACACTTAAGCAAGTTAAGGATGTAGTAACGAACCGCAAGGGTAAGAAAGACGGTGCATCAGGTGATGATGTAGGCGTTGGTAAAAAACTCGCAAACGTACCTGAGGAAGAAGAAGTGAAACTCGAAGCTGATCAGGAAGTTGTCGCTGAAGACGAAGTAGCAACTGATGAAGTTGTTGCTGAAGAGGAGACTACTGAAGAGGAAGTCGTTGCTGAAGAAGAAGCAACTGAAGCAGAAGAGACTGCTGAAGTCGTTG